GACCATCCGACGTTCCAGAGGACGTTTGGGAATTGTTCGTTCGCGAGGCTGACAAAGTCCGCTCAACGGGGCGCGATCACTACGGCGCCCGCACGATACTGGAGGTGATCCGTCACCATGAGATCATCGACGCCAAAAATCGCGATTTCGTGATCAACAACAATTGGCAGCCAGAGATGTCCCGCGCCTACATGAAGATGCGCGGGTGTCCTGGCTTCTTCGAAATCCGTGGCCGCACAGACAGGCACGACGAGGCTGCATGACCACTGACCCCGTCAAACTGGCCAAAGAGCTTCCGTTTCTCACGGCTGAATACACGGCCGCGCTGATCATTCTAATGAGGCGGGTCGAAACCGACGACGAAGCCTGGGCGATGGCGCTCGAGCACGCGATGAAATCTGTCACCAGCGTCCTGGCGAACATCGTGCTTGAGCTGGACCGCAATGGCGTCGGCGAACAGTTCCTTGCTGAACTGCCAGAGACGATGAACCTGCAACTCAGGAAGTATGTCGATCTCCTGCGCGACGTTCGCTCGCGTTTCATCGAGGAAAAGGGAACAGTGAATTGACAAGCGCGTGCGAGAGGCATGGGATGAAGCATCTGAGCGCATCGACGCTCAACCTGTTTCAGAACGCGCCGGGCCTTTTCATCCTTGAGAAGCTCATGGGGCGACGTCAGCCGGTTGGCTGCGCTGCTCACCGCGGCAACGCTGTAGAGCACGGCATCATCCACGGACTGAACGATCTGTCGGCGCCGGTTGCGGACTGTCAGGAGGCGGCGGTGAAAGAGTTCGACCGGCTCACCGCATTGAGCGGCGATCCCAACCGTGAGAAGGAACGCAAGGCCGTGCCGCTCATTGTCGCGCAGGGCCTGACGGAACTGCGCCCATACGGGACGCCGTCGCATTACCAGCACGAGGTGCTGTGGGAACATCCAGACCTGCCGCTCCCGATGCGTGGCTTCATTGACCTGATGTACGAGGACACCGGCGTGATCATCGACTTGAAAACGACGCTCCGCATTCCCTCCGAGATCAGTGACGGGCACGCCAGACAGGTCGCCGGGTATGGCTATGCGATGAGCGACAACCTCGACCTCCGTATCACCTATGCGAGCGACAAGCGCGCAGTCACCTACAGCTTGGAGAACGCGAAGCAGCACGTCGAGGCCATCGTGAAGATTGCGTCGGCTCTCGAGCGGTTCCTGTCGATCTCGGACGATCCGAATGAACTCGCCAGATACATCGCAGTGGATTTCAGCAGTTTCTACTGGAGCGACCCAGCCGCTCGGCAAGCTGGGTTCGAGGTGTGGGGGTACTGATGCCAAAAGGAGTATTTGAGCGTAAGCAACGAACCCACGAGCAAAAGATTTCGTCCCTGCGAAAAAGGCTCGAACAATTAAGCGAGCCTGTCACAGAGAGCGGCTGCATCCTTTTTGTAGGATGCGAAAATTACCTCGGATACGGCGTTATTGCTTTTGACAAGAAAACACGAATGTCAGCGCATCGCGCATCATTCATGGTTTGTCATGGTGAAATACCTGCAGGCATGGATGTTAGGCACAAATGCGACGTCCGTTGCTGCATTAACCCGCTTCATCTTGAGCTGGGCACGCATCAACAGAACATGCGTGACATGGTTCTTCGTGGTCGCTCTCCGTGCATGCCTGGTGAGTTGCATCCCAACGCAAAGCTTTCCGATGATTTGGTTAAATTCATCAGATCGTCACAAGAGAGTGCGCGCTCGTTAGCGCGGCAGCTTGGGTTGAGCAAGACCACAATACTGCGGGCAAGAACATTCAACACATGGAAGCATGTCGCATGATCTTCGGCATCTGAGCCGGGAGGCAACGCCCGCGGGCCTTATCGCGGCAAAGGTGAAAGCAAAGGTAGAACGCATGACATTATCTCTGGGACTTGGGGGCAGCGGAGGAACTTACATCCGTTTCAGTCCGTCGATCAATTCGTGGCAGCTTGGCAAAGACGAATTTGATTTGAAGAAGATCGTGTTTGATCTCGACACCATCAAGACGGGATGGGGTCTTGTTACCGAGGGACAGGCGCCGCAGTGGATTTGGGACGAGCGCATTGGCCAGATGGGTATCAAGCCAGAGGGAGATTTCAAGAGAGGTTTTTCTGTCAGGGTTTGGCTCGGCCCCGACCGAGGATGGGCTGAATGGAGTTCGACTGGAACCGGACCTAAAGAAGGTTTTTCACAGCTGTGGTCCGTTGCGGGCAAGGAAAAGCCTGACAATGAAGGCAAGGTTGTGATGTGCGCCTATACAGGATCGACGCCGGTGAAGGTTGGCAAGGGCAATACCCGTGTCCCGAACTTTGAGATCTTGGGCTGGATCGATCGCCCCGCCGACGATGGAGACGACGAGGCGCCAGCACCTTCAGCAACGCGCTCAGCCCCGCCGTCCACAGGCTCTCGCGCAGTGCCGCCGCCAGCTGCGAAGAAGCAGGCCGACCTCGCCAACATGGACTTCGGCTGATGATCGTGGCTGGCATCGATCCTGGCTTGTCTGGCGCCGTCGCTCTTCTCGACGGTCCCAACCTCCTGACGGTCTTCGACCTGCCGACGATCGACAAGCCGCACAAGAACGGAAGCAGGGCTGAACTCAGCCCTGCCCTCCTCCATGACGAGCTGATCGGCGACGTGAGGGTGGGCGTGGCATTCATCGAGCAGGTCACCGCCAGCCCGCAGATGGGCACTGTGTCGGCATTTCGTTTTGGTGAGTGCTTCGGCCAGATCTGCGCCGTGTTTCAGTGCCTGGGGATCCGCACCGAGCTGGTGCGGCCGGCGTCCTGGAAGAAGGCGATGGGCCTGAACTCCGACGCCGAGGTGTCGCGCGCCAGGGCGATAGAGCTTTGGCCCGACAGCAGCCACTACTTCAAGCGCAAGATGGATCACAACCGCGCCGAGGCGGCGCTGATCGCGGAATGGGGAAGACGGAATGGTTGATTACCAGCGAGGCGACGAACTGACGGTTGATCACATCCTCGACCAGCGTCACCAGACATACGGACGTTTCATCGATCTCGCGGAGGTCGCCATCGAGCTTCGGTCTGTCATCAGGAAACACATGGCCATGCGGGGAAAAACATGGGAGCCCGATCAGGAGGAAGCCATTTTGATGATCAGCTCGAAGCTGGCGCGGCTGGTCAACGGAGACCGGGCGCACGTCGATAGTTGGAGAGACATCGCAGGCTACGCCACGCTCGTTGCTGACAGGCTTGAGGGGAGGATCAGGTGATCATGCCACGGACCACGGAATCCGACCGCATCGCCAGCCTCATGGATATTCGAGACATGCTGCTGGCCTATCACCACGAGGGTGAGACCCTCGAGGGCGTCATCGCCCGATACGATCGTGCGATCGCCAGAAGGCTGAAGCGCGAGAAGGAGGCGCCGCAATGACATCGCTCATACTCTTGATCGCGGCTTTCATCTGCGGCGTGCCCATCGGTTTTGTCGTCGGCATCATTGCAGGATACCGCGTCGCCAGGCCGCATAAACCAGTGTGGCAGGATGACGATTGGCCTGTGGGCGGTTGGGGGGTGTGAATGTGGAAGTCACGTCGGAAGCAACAGCTGGCTGACCGCGGTGTTCCTTTGCTGGTTGCCTTGAAACAGGCGAGCTACGAGCGCGCGATGTCTATCGCAGCGGCTATGGCTTTGGAGCGGTTCACGTTGTGCGCGATGGCGAAACGGAACAAGCTGTCCAGAGAGCGAATCCGCCAGATCACCGCTCGACACAAGAGAACCAAACATCACAAAGCACCTTTGCAGGGGTGGCTGGAAGATGATCCGCTAAAGCAGATGACAAAGGATGACGCTCGTCGATTGATGGCGGCGCTGGAAGTTTTTGCCGGAAGCTTGGGAAGGGACGGGTGATGCCGCGAACAGGCGCGAAGGTAACACAAGCCGACATCGCCCGCGTCTTGCGGGCCATCAAGCAATCTGGCCTGCAGATGCGTGTTGAGATTTCCAGCAATGGAAACATAGTTTTAGACCCTGCACCAGCATCTACTGGCGGGGCAATTGACAGACGGACTCCCGTCGATCTCTAATGAGCGACATGCCCAAACAAAAACTCCCTTATGTAAACCGTCATGTGAATAGGCACGGAAAGGTCTATTGGTTTTTCCGCGCTCGCCACGGCGAAAGAATACGTTTGCCTGGAGATTACGGAAGCTCCGAGTGGCGCGCGGCTTACGACGCTGCACTTGCTGGTATCAGCATCGGCAAGCCGCCACAAGTCCGCGCCAGTCGCGGTACGCTGCGTTGGCTGGTCGAGCACTGGAAGCGATCCAGTGACTGGTCCCAGACGTCTTCCGCAACTCGCAGGCAGCGCGATAACATCCTGCAGCATGTCTTGGAGAAAAGTGGCGATCGAGCGGTCGAAGAGATCACTGATGACGCGATCCGCGCGGGCCGGGAAAAGCGCAAAGAAACACCGGCAGCGGCAAACAACTTCCTGAAGACAATGCGTGCGCTTTTCCGATGGGCGAAAGAAGAGAAGCTGGTTGATACCGATCCGGCGAAAGACGTCAAATTCATCAAAGTGAAGACCAAAGGCTTCCCGCCCTGGTCAATGGATGACATCGCTGCCTATCGGGCTCGCTGGGACGTCGGAACCCGCGAGCGCCTGGCGCTGGAGTTGCTGATCAATACGGGGATGCGCCGCTCGGACATGGTCTGCGTCGGACGCCAGCACGTCAGAGACCAGATCATTTACATTCCCGCCCACAAGAATAACGTCGAGCTTTACATCCCGATCCTGCCGCGCCTGTCTGAAGCCTTGGCCGCAGGACCATTGGGCGACATGTCCTTCTTCTCGTCGCAATACGGGCGCCCGATGACGAAAGAGAGCTTTGGCAACGCATTCAAGCGTTGGTGCCGGGAGGCTGGCATCAAGTCCAAGTCAGCGCATGGTATCCGCAAGCTGGCGGCGACGATCGTGGCTGAGAACGGTGGCTCGGAGCAGGAGCTTCAGGCGTTGTTTGGGTGGACGACAAACACCATGAGCGCGGTCTATACCCGCGAGGCCAACCGCAAGCGCCAGGCGCTTCAGGCTGCGTTCAAGATGCTGCAGGAAATGGAACGGAAAGAGGACGAAATCCCTCACCTTCTGCCCACCCCTTTGGGCAAACTGCCCACCCCTTGAAAGGAAACCTAATGTTTTCAATGAGAAAGAAACAAGAACAGGGCTGTATGGTGGGCGATGAGATTGTAAAATCTCAGCGTTCAATCAAAGAGTTAACTGCCCACCCCATTGTTTTCGCAGGTATTGTTTGCATTGGGTTATTTTCGCCCTTGCCCACCCCTGCCACCGCCTCCGACGCCACCTCCCTAGTCGTGGCAGCAGCCAAGCGCCACCGAGTGCCGGTGGATCTGGCGGTGCGCGTAGGACGCGCAGAAAGCGGCCTACAGTGCCATCGCCATAACAGGAGCGGGGCGAGTGGCCCGCTACAGATCATGCCCTCCACGGCCCGCGCAATGGGCTACAGAGGCCCATCGATTCGGCGGGCCAGCTGCGCGGTTCAAACCGAGTGGGGGATGCGCCACCTGGCCATGTGCTATAGGGGCGCCCGAGGCGACCGGCGGGTCGCCGCAGCCTGCCACTACCAGGGCGTCAGCGCCCTGCGGCGGGTCACCCGAGCGGGTGCGGCCTATGCCAGACGGGTGGCCAGATGACCCGCGAGCCAAGCCTTGAGGCCGTAAACCGTGCGCTTGCGCTTCAGGTTCAGCAGTTGATGGCTGATCTCAAACTTGCGGACGCACACATCCGCCGCCTGTACGCAGAGCTTGCCGAGGCCCGCCGCCAGGCAGATCTGGAAAGGGGGCGGGGATGAGCGACATCATGGACCGCCTGCGCCAGATGGCCGACCTGTTCGAGGCGCAGCAGGCGCCGCACAACATGGTGCTGCATCTCCGCGCTGCCGCTGATGAAATAGAGCGGCTGCGGGCGGCGCTGGAGACAGCGGCAAACGACTTGAACGACTGGGGCGCATATACCAAGGCAAACAAGGCCCGCGCCGCGCTGGGAGGTGACAAGTGATACGTCCTGACCAGATACCACCCGAGTCCGTCAAGGCGGCATGGCAAGCCATGATGGCCCCGGATGCCCTTGCGATGCACAGGGCGATAGCTGCTGCGATAAATGCGTGGCCAGATATTGAACTGGATAGAGAATGCCTCTGCTACTTTGGTGATAACATCATCCTCCCACTTCCACATGAAGAAGGTGAACTGGAGAGCCTTGGTCCTGAGTTTGAAGCCGCTTGGGATGCTAACGTGGACCGCCTGTATGAGTTTGACAAGCCAGAGGGTGAAGCATGATCCGTCCTGAACAGATACCGGATGAGGTGGTGGAGGCGCATATCTCCATTTTGGAGAGGATGATGATTGGACCACCAACAAAGAAATCTTCTCGCGCAGCCATAGCCGCCGAAATCCGCGCCCTTATTCCTCGACGGTCCTCTTGAACCCCAAACGGGTTAGAACGTCAGCGATGTGACGGCCCAGTAGTTCGACTGCATCCTCATCAAGAACCGGCAGAACGACGTGTGCAACCTCGTGGCTCGCGACCTCGATGAGCGTGACGTCTGTCATGCGGTCGTCCAGCTCGATCCTGTGCTCGTCCGGGTACGCCATACCCCACACAGTCTCAGAGCGTCTCCACGCGATCTTGATCTTGCGGAACCGTTTCTTGCGAGCCATGTCACCGGCTCCGCAGCCATTTCAAATACTCGACGCCAGCCTCGACGTCGGCGTAGGCAGTCACCCTGCCCGCTCTGCTGGTGGCGTTGGGGTCGATGATGGTGAGGATAGCAGCGCCTTCCTTCTGCTCGTAGTGTCCGAGCTTCGTGGCGTAGTCGTCGTAGGTCTTAAAGCCCTTCACCCGGATCATGACCGGAACGTTGCCCTGAGCTGCCATCTCCCATTGGGACACAGCCCAATTGTGCTTGTGTCCACAGACGAGCAGGTCGATCTTGTCGCCTTGCTTGGCCGTCTTCACGGCACCGTGCAGAGGGTTCCACATCGAGTTTCCGGGGAAATCGTGGGCAGCGTTCACGCGAATCTCGCAGCCGTTCTTGAACTGTAGTACGAACCGCGCTTCCCAGTCGTGGCATACGATTTTCTGGGTCTTATGCTTCGCAGCCATCTGCGCCAGGATCTCGGCTCCATCGCCCCATTGGTCGTGATTTCCAATTAGCCACAGAAGCCACTTGATGCCGCTGTCCAGCATGAACCAGCTGGCCAATCGCCTGGCGGTCTTCACCGACGTGTCCTGCTTGGCGTAGAGAGCCGCCAGGCGCCCCGCCCAGTTGTTTGTGGTATCGCCGATATTGGCGCCGTAGAGCCCAGGCGTGGATGCACAGAGTTCTGCGTACCGCTTCAGCAGCGTCCAGTCGCAACCGTTGTCGTCGATGTGAGGGTCGCCGAACCACAGGATGCCAATGGGCTTGTCATCATTGACCTTCACCGGGAACCATGTGTGCGCTTCGTAGCTCTCAGCCCGCAGCTTCGACCGCTCGACCATCAGGTCGATCACCCGCTCAATCGGAATGTCATCAGCCGGGAAATCTGGAAGCTCAATCTCGCTCCCGCCGTCAGAAGGCGGCGCCAGTCCGCGCACTTTTGCCTCTTCAACCCACCGCCTGATCGTCTGGCGCGCGATGCCTGTCGCCTCTGATGCCCCCTTGAAACTACCGAAAGTTCGCAGAGCCTTCAGACCCTGCATGCACTGCTCGTCCGTCAGGCGTGATCCGGTCGCCATGTTACCTCTTGCATCTTTTCCGTATATGATCCCACTCACCGCCGCGCCGAATGCAGTCACGGAACTCACGCTCTTTCTCTGGTGACATCCGCCGCATCGAGACTTCTGTGATTTTTGGGATTGCCGCCTTCACGGCAGCCGTGATCATTCCAAGCCAGAAGCCTGGGCTCTGAGCGACCAACGCCGCCCCCAGGAATAACCCCCCGGAGGCGACGATGATCATCACGATCTCAAACGAGCTCACGCCGCCTGCTTCTTCGACCAGACGGACCAGCCGGCGGTGAACAACACGCCGATGGCGCCGATCACGTCATTGCTCATCGACTGATCGAGCATGCCCTTACCAACCAGATAGCCGCTGGCGCCGGCGAGCACCGCTCGCGCGATGCCCCACACCATGTCTTTCGTCATTGTACTTTCCCTGATTGCCGGTGCCGCCGGCGCGGTTTCAGACCAATGCGGCCTGGAAATGCATCGCGTCGGGACGGCGTTCGTCCGCGACCTTCTTGTTACCGTTCCAGTCCGCTCCGTGAACCCACCCTTCCTGGCGGAATGCCAGGGCCACGGGATGGTCAGGCGTCAGGACAGGAGTGTAGTCGCCTAGCCCATTGCGTGCCGGGTCCAGGTCGATCGCGCAGCCCCAGCTGTGCATCGAGAGAGAAGAACTTCCACGCATCGTGCGAAATGCGAACGATCCGCCAAACAGGCTTGCGCCCCACTCATCGATCGTCTTCTGGTTCCTGGACGCTCGAGACCAGATGTCGGCGAGAACACGCCCGAGAGAGTCGGCGCACCTCTTGTGGATCTGAATGCGGCTGATGGCGCTGTAGGGTTCCCAGGCACACTTCATCTTGAAAGGAACTGGAACGAACACCAGGTTCGCCCTTGCCCATGTCGGGCTGTATGTTCCGTTGCGCCCGCGTGGGTTGCCATAGAATGCGTCGCACTGCGACTGATGTGGCCAGTTCACTTATGCTGCTCCTTTGGTCCTAGTTTCTTCTGGTGGTTGAGAGGGTGCGCCCTGCGACGGCGCACGACTTTCCGGCGCCACGGCTTGACCGCAGCGTTCGCTGTCTTCTTTGACATTGGAGTTATCTTTCGAAGATCGCCCTGATCTGTGGGGCGAAGAACACGAGTATGAAATTGAACACGATGAGAGCGCCTCCGAACACGTTGAGCCGGCGCTCTATGTCTTCGACACGTTTTTCAAGTTTCTCTCTGTGGACGTTGGCGCTCTTCTGACTGTCGATCAGCATGTCCACCTTGGTCTCGATGCGGACCAGACGTTCACCAAATTCTTCTTCGCGTCCCATCGTCATTCTCCAGTCAAGATACCGATCATCAGCAGACAACTATCTGCGCCTATTCTTCGACAGTTGAGCTGTATAGCTCGCTTCCCTGACTTGCCCGTCGTTTGCGCTGGTCACGCTTGTCCTTGGCGGCATCAAGAAGATCTGGAAACTCCTCGAGGGTTTTTGTGGTCGCCGCCCTAGAGTAGTCTGTTAGGATCGATCGGAGTAGCTTGTGCTTCCCGCCATCTTGGCCGTCATCTTCCTCATCGTATTTTGACGAGAGCCTGTGCTTTCCGGCCACTACCTGGTTAAGCACTTCAAGAGCCGTGAGATCACCGTACTTCGCCTTCAGCTTCTTGCCAGCCAGTCCAAGGTCTGATGGCTTGGTCGAGCCGCGGAGCTGGAGAAATCTGTTGTGAACGTCAGCCCTGTTGCTGATGTTGATACGGACACCCTCGACGCTGATCTCCCGGTTCCTGATGCCTAGTGACAAGCCCTGTTCCAATAGAACCTTGTCGATCGGCTCCGGGTTGGACTTTGTGACGGTGAGTGGACTGATGATGTCGTATGCACGCCCAAGGCCGCTATCCATCTTGAGACCTCTCCCCCACTCATCTCGACGCTGGACAAGGTCACCTTGCATCCCAGGTATCTTCTGCTTGATGCTGTCAATGAGGGTTCTGGCGTCGTAGATAGTCGGGTCTGTGACTTGGCGTGCATCGAGAAGAATGCGCGGGACGAAGCTCGACACAAACTTTTCGAACCACTGCGGCCCCTTCGTGTCAGATTGGCGAACAGCGTCTATCAAATCCGCCATTCCAGTAAGGTAGGAGCGTTCCAGCATGTTCTGGCCAACGCCAAAGATCATGGAAGCGGCCATATCTGATAGCGCTGCGAAGGTGTCCGAGGTGTCACCGGAGGCGTTGTCCATCTTCTTGATGGACTCGCCTATGTCGGCTCCCATTCCGATGACCGTGGTGAATGGCTCTAGGCCGCGGTAGCTAACCCACTTGTCTCCGATCTTCACGGAGTATGGGCGCCATCCAGTCCTGATCAGTGTCTTGTATTCAGAGCTCTGTGGATCTGGGCCGCCCCCACTGATCTTGTCGTTCAGTGCGAGATCCATCGTTGTGAGCATGACGGAAGACCCAATGCCCATCCGCGTCCTGGCAAGTGTCGCTTCAGCGCCGCCCTTGGCGATCGCTTCCTTGTACCTAGACATCAACGGCGCCAGAGGGGTCGAGAGCATGGAGGTGCGGAAGATGTTTCCAGGTGTCATGAGGAACGGCACCACAAAGTGTGCCCCAGGTATCTTCTCGCGTCCCTGCATCAGCCACTTGGTGATCTTGCCGGGATCTTCCGTAAAGGTAGCCTTGGCAGCTTGCGCCGTTGCCGCATCCTTGATGTCTCGGCTCGGAGCATTCATGAGCTCGAGAGCTCGCTCCTTGATTTCCTCGATCGTCTTGCCTTGTGCAGTGCCTTCCTTCACGGCCTTTCGCCACGCCTGTGCATAGATCTCACCGGAATAGTTGAGGGTCTTGAAGAACTGGTCCGATGCCTGAAGCGCACCAAAAACAAAACTGGTCGGCGCAGCTGCTAGCTTCTGGACTGCCGCACCGATAGACGTCTTTGGATTAAGCTGCGTGATTGCAAGAGCTCGGTTTCCACTCTCAACCTGGCTCTCGCCAAGCTTCATGTTTCCGGTTCTGAATGTTTCAACCGCATCACGCCACGCATCGCCCAGATTGTGGATCACGCCCGTTGCAAATCTGGACGCCTCACCAACAGCCACCTCTGTCGGTTCGTCAATGAGACCGGCCAATCTGGCTGCGACAGCACGCTCTGCGATCGCGGAGTAGATCATCCCGGTGTTTGAAATGATGTTGCGGAAATGGGTCTTGACGCCTGACATGAGGGATACAGCCTTCCACCCTTCCTGCACGGCCTGCAGCGTCTTTGCCCCTGCCGTCTCTTCGACGACATTGTCGAGCTTCGCCATATTTCTCGGATCAAGTGCCACGCGGTCAGAGATAGCAGCAAACTGGCGCGCCATCTCGACAGTGGCATCAAGACCGCCGCCGTCAGCGATCGCCTTGTTGATCGCGTCGATCTTGTCCTTGGCAACAGCACCAGCTGGTATGCTCCACTGCTGCAGTGCTCTGGCCGTCTCGGTTCGAACGGCCAGAACCTGTTCCTGTATCATCTTGTGAACTAGCACCATGCGCCGGAATGCTAGTGCATTCTCTGCGGTCGTAGACCCCTCGAAAGCTTTTGCAGCCTCCATAAGCTTCTCGGCTGATGACGCCCATAGGCGGCGCATGGCAAGTTGAACATCCTGTGGCGGAACCCCCTCGCCGACACGACGGCTCATGATCGACTGGAAAGCTTCGTCATACTTGGCATCGGCAGCGATCTCAGTGGCCTTGTTTGATACGATGCCACGCTGGGCCTTTTGTATCTCAGCTGAAGACGCCTCGGCCATCTGCCTGATCACAGACTTGACGTCCTCTTCGGTGTTTATCCTGGCGAAGTTTATGAACACATCGCCTGTCTCAAGAGGGACTTTCTTTGCGCCAGTCAGCGACGACGAAGCCACGCCTGCAGCTGGATCAGTAGTACCAAGCGGCGGCGACTTGACCACCAGAGGGGCAGATGGGTCAGAGCTGCCGATCGCGGCCAATGGGTCTTTGCCAGATGACGGCAGTGTTCCAGACGCCAGCGCCTCAGCCTCAAGTTTCCGAGCTGCCTCAGCATATGTCTCGGCGCCGAGATCTGCCTTGGCTCGGCGGGCTTTCTTCATCGACTTGATGCCAGAAAGCAGCGTTCCGAACGCCACATCAAGGCCAACGCCCTCAAGGACATTCTTCAGACGCCCCTCGAGCTCGGTATCATCCTGCTCTGCCGCAAGAAGGCTGCCAACGGTACGAACGATTTCTGGGTTCCCCTCCTGGGCCAGCCAGTTGGACAGACGTTCCTCGTGCCCATCGAAGGCAGCGAAGTCAGAGAACATGCCCTGACCAGATGCCCTCATCCAGAAAGGGATAGATGTGGCCCCATACGCTGCAGCCTTCAGAGCCCGGCCCGCAAGACCAAACCCCGCCAGGAATTGGGCAATCCCCTGTGTGGCGCTCCCGACCGGCGTCTCTGCTTCACCTATGAAATTGGGCACCGCAGAATAGCCAGCCTCATTCTTGATCTTGGTGTCGCGGGCTATCTCATCAGCGCCTACGAACTTTGGGTCGAAATTACCTTCGAGGTCGAAGAGCTGCAGGCCAGGTACTGGCATGGCCTCTTGCAGCATGTCACCAATACCGATGATTGCATCAATTCCCCTGATGCCACCACTGGCCACAGCGGACGGTATTTCCGACACGTTTCTAAGAACAGCGCTGACGTTTCTGGGATTGGCAACGGCATCAACGGTATCCATGACCGTACCGAGTACGCCTGGAGATTGATCCTCTGTAACTGCTGGCGATTGATTCTCTGTAACTGCCGGCGCCTGATCCTCACCGCCTGCAGGTGCTGGTGGCGTGGCGACTGGTTCTGTGGCCTCGGCTACAGGATTGCCGTTTATGTCGTATCGGATGCCTTGGGCGTCCTGGAGGGCCCACTGAGCAGAAGACTGCGCCGCAGATTTTTCGAATGGCGACGTCACCGGAGCAGGTGCTGGCGCCTTGTCTGCATTCATCGACTGAGCGGTCTTCGCACGCTCCTCGCCTACACCAGCGGGGATCTTCAGTTCTGCCATTTCTGGGTTTCCTCAAAATAAAAACCCGGCACGATGGCCGGGTTTCAGCAGGTGGTATGGTGGGGGGGTCTATTTACTATCGCTCGATGGCGTAGCTTTCTTCGGCATCGAGGAAACGCTACCTGTCAGCCATATTTCTTTTGCCGACTGGCCTGCTTGTTCGGCCGCCAGCTGATCCCGGTACATCTGGGCGATCTTGCTGTCGAACCCGAACTTCTCCTCTACCGCCTTCACTTGCTCTGCCAAGGACCGCATCGTAGTTTTCCTTCCTGAAAACAGTTGTGTCGTAGTAAACCACATTCGCAGTAGAAATTCCATCTTCATTCTCAAGCAGATCGGCAACGATGTCGTTGAATAGATCCTGCTTCTCGGACATAATCTGCGCTCTCCGAGCTTCATCATAGGATTCATCGAACTCAGGAATGTACTGCAATCTCAAGCCAGTAATTCCTGCCGTGTCCGACCCACCAGATAGGGACTGGACATTGACCCTGTCCTGCTGTCGTGCATCGGTTACGAAGGTGAACCCGTCGATCCCATACTGAGTCAATTTGTCGCTGATACGAGCGGCAAATTCTGCGGCCTGTCGATCCTTGAAATAGATCTCTATTCCGGGGCGAGCATTCGGGTGCGTCCTGTCACGCAGCACCTTTGACATGAAAACGGCGTCCTGATCATACCGCTTACCAACATCAACCAGACGCCGCTTGAGCGGCTCCGGGTCGAACCCTTGCCGGGTTACAAACTCGGCATCCAACGCCCTCTCATTCGTGTTCATGAAACGGCCGTAGGTATTGGTCAGCTTATATGCCTCAACGGTAGTATCGTCTCGCACGACATCATCAAACTCAGCAGCGAGCTCAGCCTGCACGTAGTTTGACGGCGTAGCGCCTGGCCGCTCAGCAGAGACGCCAAGAACGGTCCGTTCCAGCGGTGCGGCCAGGCTGTCCAGCTCTTCCTTTGCGGCTAGCTTGGCGTCGTCGTACTGGCGTTGAGCCTGAGAGACACGAGCCTCATAGTCTGCATCGCTCTCTGTTTTCCGCTGGGGTGGCGCCTTGAACCCTTTGTTGATCTGGCGGCGAAGCTCCTTGATCCGCCTTGGTTTCTCAGAGCCTGCCAAGCCCGCCTCAAAGTCAAGAGAGCCACCTTCTCCAGCTTTGGAAGTCCAGCCGTTCCTTGTCCACTTGTCTTTTTCGATAAACCAGACAACGGCCTGGAGATCATCCTCGCCAATCTTGCCAAGGCTCGGATCATAGGCTTGCACGACACCACTCTTGTTGATGTCTTCTGCAGCCTTGGCAAAGACCTCTTGGCCAAAGCCGAACTCAGTTCCGATCTTTGGATCGTGAAGCGTTGAGCCTGTTAGATGTTTTCCAGCAACAGCCTTTTCGGCCGGTGGCGGTATATATGGCAGTCCAGCTTTGTTTCTGAGATACCTAGCTGCCCAGACATCGATCGTTGCCTTATTGCTGTAGCCAATAAGGTTCCCGGTGAAATTCGGTGTTTTTGGCGCAGCCCCCGCCTTGATGTCGCGGAACATGTTGAGAAGTGCGCCCATTGATGTGGGGCTGTTGGCGTTGAATAGCTGCCCAGACGCCTTGGTGATCAGCGGGAACTCACCATCCTTGAACAGTTGGGTAAGCGTCTTCCCGTCAACCGTCTCACCATCTGCCACACGCTTGGCATAAGCGTTGATCTCGTTGTCGTATTCTCCACGGCTGAACCGGCGAAGGATTTCGATTGCGTTATCCCAGTTCTGCTCAACGCCCGTCTGCGCGGAAGTAGTACCAAGAACGTCGGCAAAAGTGTCACCAAGTCCGCCGAACTCATCACGCAGACGTGTCCGCATGGCGCGATACCAGTTTGCCTGCGACAAGATGAACTTGGCTTGTGTGTCACCGGCCTTCGCCCGCGTCACTACATCTTGAACGTCGCTAAACATCTTCGCAGCCAGCTGGTCGCGCCACTGGCCTTTCGATACTCCCTTCGGAGGTATATGGAAGGCATATGCTGGCTGCTGGAAAGCGGGCTCAAATACGACATCTCCAGATTTCGTTTTCTTGAACTCACCGCCCGTTACATTCACGGGGAGAAAGCCCTTCTCTGGGGAATACTGTTCCTTGACGCGGCGTACTGTGTCCTCTGCCAGCGTCAACTTGGATGAGGCATCAAGGCTGATCTTTTCATTTGGAGCGTCCGCCACGGCCTTGATGGCCGTCCGTTCTTCTGGGGCAATTGATACCGGAGGCACTGATGGCTGCTTTCCACCAGCCATCTCACCAACCTTGGCAATGGTCGTGTCCACCGCATTGGCGACCGCTTTTCCAGCTGTCGCAGGATCAACACCGCTCATGGCCATAGCTGGCTGGCCAGAGAACGCTGGTCCTCGTGCCTCCAATCTAGCAGACGCATTGGCACCCTCGACCTGCAGAGCTTCGCGCGCGGTGAGGCCGGACGCCATCCGTGGGCCCGCCATCCCAAAGCCCGTCAACTCTGGAGCAGCGACGTCCATCATGGCTCGCAGATCGCGCGCCGCCTTCTCGGGGTTCCCAACCTGGTTCTCATCCAGGATACCCATTGCAACGAATGGACGCGCCAGTTCTGTAGCAGCAGACCCACCCAGGGTGGCCGCTGCACCCACAATGGTATCAAGAGCGCCGATGGCGAGCTTCAGCTGCGGGGAGCCTGGAATGAGGTACTTCGACATCCCTGGTGTGTCGCGGAACTCAGCAGCGCCTTCTGCCATCAAGTTCCGGCCGCCAGCGGTCTGTTTGTCGAGAACGTCCATGAAGCCGGGTTGCTGCGGCTTCGACGGATTTGGATTGGCCCGGTTCTGTGGCTTCGGAATGAGAATGTCATCCGAGACCCGACCCTCTGCTGCCAATGTTTCAGGCGGCGCCTTCGACGCCAGAGAATTGACGTACTTCACAGCCTCATTGAACTGATCGTCGTCGTATTGAGCGCGCAGCGCCTCGGCGATGTTATCTGTTCTCATTAGACAACCATTTCCTGTATGTCGATGATCTCGAGCCACTTCTTGAGCAGCGCCACGTCGCGCATGTACTCCTCATATCGTCCAGGCTTCGGGCGACTTTGCTGCAGCTTGGCAGCGTATTTGTAGATCGACTCTCGGTCTATCGATCGCCTGTTTACGCCAGCAAGACCACTCGGCAAGTCGAGACTGTTCCTTGCAGTCTCAACCCTGTCCATTGCTGTCGCCTTACCTATCTTCTGGGCCTCTGCCAGAATCTCGACATCCGTTGCCTTCGGGTTCCTCTCGCGCCAGTCCTGCAAGGTCATACGCGCAGTCAATTCGGCCATCTCATCATCCACGCTATTCCCGCTTGAATAGTCGCGACTACGAACCATGCGAGAGATCAAGCCCTCGCTGCGGGTAACGGCATCACTGTCTCCGTTGAGCGTCGCGCTCCGCGCCTTCATACCGGCGAGCAGGCGCTTCTTCGTGCGATTGCTGACCATCCCATCTGCATAAGCCTCGTCCAGGGCAGATCTGGCCTCACTGAGATCGCTTTCATTTGAGGCCACATTCACCAGCCTGGCGATTGACGCGACCTGGTCAGGAGCATCGGCAATGACCCGATCACGATTAGCGACTGCATTGGAAAAGAGCCGGACCTCTCTGGCTGACAATAGGCCGCTGTATGCCTGCGCCCTCACCCAGTCCTGGTTGAGATCGCCAGACGTATCGAGCTCTGCAAATTCATTGAATATCGATCTGCGCTGCGCTTCGATGGCCTCGTCTTGAGGTGATCCACCAGCCGAACCGAACTCCAACGATGAGTTAACGATCCTTTCGATCTCCCGGCTGTCGAGGGACGCGAATGCCGGATCTGTCGAAAGAGCTTCACGGATGTCATCAGGATCGTCGGTAGCGTTTTCGCCGTCGTATCTCAAGTCCATGATCGCAGCCAGTTGACCAGCTGTCATTGCCGCCCATCCACCATTCTTCTCGGTGACATCATCCCCAACAATATCAGCCGCTGGTGCGTCGGGGTTCTGCAATAGCTTGATTGTGTTTGAGACACCGCTCTTGTGGGCGATGTAGAGCTCAGACATGGTTGGCTCTCGGCCGAGCGCCGAATTCAATTCTCCATAGTTTGAGAGCGCCAACCTTGCCGCACCTTCTGTGCTCGCGCTGGCGTCCAGCCTGTCGTTCGGCTCAAGTCCGGCCACTTTGATTGCAGCAGGATCGAGCTTATAGGGACCGATACGATCAGCATCCTCCGGGTCTTCATTCCTGATGCCGCCTCGGCTCTCGAGAGTTGCCGTCCTCGCAAGAAACCCACCAAGCCAGACAGGCGCATCAGAGCCATCTTCCAGGTCTGAGATCGCGCGCCTTAGCTCTGGCGTCAGTGCGACACCGTTCTGGATATAGTTCTTGGCAGTGGACAGCAGTGAGCTCCGTCCCACTCTTGGAACGAGATCGGACGCCAGCATATTTTTTTCATCGTCATCGAGATCAGGGCTGTCATCGACCATAGACCTGATCTCTTCGGCGGCGTTACCATTGAACTTTCCGTTTGCGATCTTTTCCTCAAGGCTTGCGGCATAAAAGAGCAAATCATCTTTTGTCTGCTGCTTCATTGCAATCCTGCGATCGGCTTCCGCCTTTTTGCTGATCGCGATGTAGTCACGCTCTGTCTCTGTGTCGAAAGCCATCTTGTTCTGAGGATCAACGACAGATGTTAGTACGGGAGCAAACGCCTCGCGCCGAGCTGTCTTCTTCTTGGTGACATAGTTCGGATCTTTGGGGTCGAGAGACTTTGTCCGCTCTGTGTAGTCCTTCTCAGACTTCACCAGACCAAGCTTTGTTCTGAAGCGCTCCGCTCTCTGGTTGGCGTCCTCAACCTTATTGCCAAGCCTCTCAAACCCAGTTCCCAGATTTGAAATACCAGTTGCCAGCCGATTGTAGGCGCCTTCGATGTTTACGTCTGGTATCTGCACAAACGGGCGAACCGCATCGAACCCTACTCTTGATAGGTCGGTTGCGTCAGGAAGCTTGGGCATCGAAGAACCTCAATCAGTTATAGCCGTTGTACCAGGAAGCGGGACTTGAAGCGCCGAGGCTCGCGGATGTCGGCATGCCGCGACCATACTTTGCGTATGCGTCGCCGAAACCGCCGATCGCCTCACCAACAGCGCTGATCGTATTGCCGATGCCTCCCAGGATCGTCATGCCAGCCTGGGCCTTGGCAAGCTCATTCCCAACCCTGCCCTGGTACTCAAGCATCTGAGCCTTCTCGAGCCCTTGCCGAGCGAACTCACGGGATTGGACGTTGGTGTCGCGCTTGAGGGTGCCGGCGAGCTCAAGGACTGTCGGATCCGTCGCGCCAGCTCCAGATGCAGCTGCCACAGCCTGTTGGCGTGACAGCAATAGGCTTCCCTCTCTGACCTTATCCTGCGCCCGTCGCGTCCCAACGGCGCGCTCTTCGGCCGCCTGCATGCCAAGCTGCTGCTGTTCCGCCTGGGCTTGCGCCTTGATGTATTTCGCCTGCGCCGCAGCGCCAGCCATTCCAACCGCGGCACTAGCCAGAGAACTGGCAATGCCGACGATTGCAGCTATGCCCGCCATATCCACACCTCTTTGTCTTCGTAAGTTTCATCAGTTTTGGTGAACCCCAGCCTCATCAGAAGGGGCCCGGATGTTGAGAGACTGGCGTCCCTGGTGACGCGGATCTCCTTGATCCCGTCCGCAGCGCGGTCCCTCAAAAACCTCAACAGTATCCGCAACGTCGTTTTCGGCGCCCTGCCAGGCAAGATGTCAAGGAAGCCCCAGACGCGCCCATCGTTGCCGTGAACGACGCCGCCGGCGCCAATCGTCAACGAGCCACGCTTGGCCGCCACCCCAAGAACAGGGAGTATTGTTGATGGATCCACTTTGTAGAAACGGGCGAACTCCCTCTCGTCGAGGGAAACGACGTCAAGCCTCATCAGGCGTGGTGTCACTCTGACGTCGCTGCCACGCATAGGCTTTGTCATTGGTATTCATCTTGATGACGAGGCCAATGATATGTGCGGAGTATGGCGACGCGCACTTAATGCAGACCCTGCTGTCAGTGTCCCATGCGCCTCCGAAACTGGTGGCATCATAGTCGTAGTGTTCGATGATCTGGCCGTCCGACAGCGGCTTCCCGCGGATCAGGCTAGACAGTTTCGTCATGTCGCTGAAATTACGGCCGATCGACACGCCTTCAGGGGCCGTGTTGTTTGCAACAATCCCGAGGTGGTCAACCCTCTTCTTCTGCCCGAGAGCCGTGCCCTGCGCGGAGCCATAGGCCAGCTTCACTGACTTGAACTTGGCGGTATAAGGAAGACCAACAACAACTGACTTGATCGACTGCCCCGTCCCGATGAAATTGTCGAGCGTTATTGTTCCGTTGTTGCTGACCGTATACAGCTTTCCTGGATCAGACGATCCATTCTTTGCGACAACTTGCTTTCCCCTGAGATGCTGCAATCCTGGGACTGTCTTCGTCGAGCTTACGTCGGGCGTGTATTTCACAGAACAATCGACAAGATACGATCCGTCTCCATCCTCGGTTTCAGAAGAGGACGTCAGCTTTTCAATGTATCTCTTTTCTGTCGCCTGACCATTTATGGTGATGACCCTCTTGACAACCAAGTATACGTCATCATCACGAGATGAAACATTGGGGCTAGAACCATTTGATGGCAAAGTGCAGACAGACTCGATCTCGCCATCCGTTTCAAAGCGTGACCAGCCAACCACATCGTCCTGCCGTTCATACAAGAGCATAGCCATAGACCCGTCTCTCTTGACGAACCACACCCTCGTGTCTGGCTGTCTCTGTCCTGCCATATCTATTACGCCTGGCTTACAGACAAACTTGTTGAGCCTGGTCAGGTCTCTCGACGTGTAGTCGTTGACGTTGACGTCGTAGAGAAACTCATAGATCTTAAATAAGTTCTTCTGGACGAAGATGCCTGTGCTGTCGAGCTGTAACGCCTGAATTGATGCGCAACCCATCGTCGACGCATTCCGAACAGTGAACTGTGACGGGGTGAGTGGCTCATCGAATGAGCTGGATCTGATCGATGCCTCTGCCGATGCAGTCCCGACCACAAGGCGCTGAAGTCCGAGGATCCAAGATATGTTCTCGACAGGACCAGTCGCAATAGATCGTATGATTGGGCCGCTATCACCCTCGATCCTTGGGTCGAAGTTGAAGTAATCATCAGACACAGATCCGTATACCTTGTCGAGACCACCCCACCACAGCCTTCCGTCATGTATCGCCACGGCCGTTGGCCACGACTGATTGGCGCTCCAGGCACCCTCTCTCCAGTCATCTGTAAAGGTGTCTGCTGCTCCGATTTCCTTAAGGACTTCAACGGTTGCGGTCTTGCTGTCAATGACCTCATACAACCTCACGACACCAGTCTGAGCGCCACCGGCATAATCCATCGTTGCTGCAATCGTTCCGTTTGTGTTTCCACTTGTTCGTAGGAGCCTGTGATAAACAACAGAATTGTCATTCGACTCAAGGGTATATGCCGGGCTGGTATTAGACTTTAGGCGGGCATCGTTGACTACGAACGTACCGCTTGTCGTGACAGGAGTTATACCGCCAGCCGTTTGCTCGCCGTAGCCGTTCACCCAGGCATCAGGCTGTCCGTAGGAGAACTGTACCTGTATGTTGCCACTGGCAGCTGGAACTGAAACAGACGAACCTGTGGATGTGTCAGTGAACGCAGACGAATAAGTAGTGGTAAAAGTGTATCTCCTTGCTCGACCTTCCATGCCGCCGCGCCCGCTCACCCGGATTGGCTCAGACGCCTGGTTCTTGTCAGTGAATATAACCGTTCGCCTCTGTCCATCGGTCGTAATTTCGAATAGTGATCCGACCATTTTTTCATTGAAGAAGGGCTGGTCAGACTCCATCGTGGTAGGGTTACCAATTGACCTTGATACCTTCAGGCGCACCTTCCTGCCGGAGTACGGCATGTAAGGTCCATTGATTGTTCTGTATTCAACCAGCCCCCACGAATTGTCGCCCCGCCTTTCGATCATGTACGGAGGCACACCTCTACAGGCTATGAAAATCACAGACCCAGATTGCGCATACCTGATGTCCTTGAGATTGGCATTGGTGTATGGGCTCGGGAGCTCCATGATTTTATTTTTTACGAATGAGCATTCATCTACCCGCTTGTCGCAATGACCACTGTCATTCGCCTCGA